CTACTCCTGTTGGCTGTACATTAAATGTTAGCTGTATAAACTCTGCTGTTTTTGTTGGTTGTAGATAGATTGTACCTACTAACAAGTTTCTATCAATTACATCAGGAGTATTATTAGTATCATCCATCACTACTTGATAAGAATATAAACCTTGTCTCTGTTGTACAGAAGCTAAATAAGGATTAACTTGTGAAGTAAATTTATTCCTAGTAACTGTAGTGTTTTGTTCAAATACTAAAGTTTCAGCTATTTGGCCTATATAAGATTTAAGAGCAATCAACAATCTTCTTACATTTACTCTGTTAAGAGCAGATGCTTGAGAAGCTAAAGTCTTTTGACCGTAAACTACTACTCCTTGACCTGGGAATGTTGCTATAGGATTAACTTTTGCTGAATAAAGAGTATCTCTCATCGCTTGTGTTAATCTTCTTTCAGGTTGTAATACGGTAGGTAATCCACCTCTGTTCATACCTGCAGGTGCAAACCATTCAGCAGCTACAGTATCATTGTATTCATATACTCCCGGAATTACTGTAGAAGGAGGTACAAAATGTAATCTACCTGTATCAATAGAAAGTATTTGAACCCAAGGCCAATAAGTAGCTCCGTAAGAAGTATTATAAGAATTAGCTAGTGAACATACTGTTGACACTGCTTGACCGTATCCAACCAAATCCAATACTGCAATATTATCTCCTCTGTTTTGAGAATTAATTAATATAGTACTAAATTCAGAAGGTGAGTTTTGAGCTGTTAATCCTGGAGCATATATTGAATTGTAAATATAAGAGCTCTGATCATTCATTAAGTTTATGGCTAAATCATAATCAGTAGAAAGTACTCCTTGAATATTGTTTACACCGCTAGTAGCTGATACTGTTGGTATAGTTTCGTGTAAGTTCAATTGGAAGGTATTGTAGAAACCATATATGGGTCCTGTAGCACCGCCAAATGCACCATTTGATGATCCACTATTAAGTTGGGGTATAGATGCAGTATACGAAGGATTAGACACTAATCCCTGTTGGTTTAAATAGTTTGGAGTAGTATAGTTTACTGATTTTACTCTTACATAATTAGAAGAATTATTGTAGCTTCCTGTTAGTTGTAAATAGGCTTGACCAGTTTCATCTGTTACTACGTTACTAGCTTGATTACCTATTACGTATTCTATGTAATTATTTTGATTTGGATCTAAAGATAAGTTAGTCCAAGATTCTAATACGTTTTTACTATTTTGATAATCGTCCCCCCTTCTAATATTTAAAGAGAAAGTACCTGACCCTGTGTTTGCTGAAGTAATTTCCCACCTAACATTCAAAGCAGAACCTGATTGTAGTGCAGATGAACTAACATAAGAAGCAGAAAAATCATTATTCATCACAGTACCTACAGATAGAGTTTCTAAAGTGAAGGCACCTACTGTATCCCCAGGAACATTTGTAGTAATTAAAGAAGAAGTTGCAGGAGTGTAAGAACCGCTAGCTACCCTAGTAATTAACAAAGATTGACCTCCTTGTTGAAAATAGTTATAGGCCGCTTGAGAAGTTAAATACTCTCTAGTTACTCCACCAGAAATAAAAGTATTTCCAAATAAAGCTACATATTGTGAATATGAAGTTACTACAGTAGGAATATTTGGTTTTCCTAATACGGTTGGACCTATCAAAGCTGCTCCAACAGTTATTGGATTCTTTGTTATCTGTGATTGGTTGCTTTCCTGTAGGAATACTCCAGGACTTAAAATTGTTTCTGCCATTATGTTATTTAATTTCTAATAATAAATAGTTAGTATATTGTGTAAAACCTATTTATATATAATTAGATTTACTGTAAAGAAGTAATTTCTCCTGTTTCTACATTGATAGAACCATCTCCGTAAGTTGCACCTAATTCTTTTAAATATTCTTTTTGTTTTAGATTTAAAGATTTAATATCTTGTTTGATTGTTTCTAAATCTAAATCTATTAAAGTTTTTTGATAATTTAATTCTCCCAGATATGAAGCCAAATGAGTTGCTTCTGTTTTAAAACCTTGGAATTTCTGTAATTCTTCTTGACTTAATTTCATAAATTTTTACTTTTTGTGGGTTATTTTATTTTTTACTTGAGTTGTTTGTTTTTTAGAAGGTTTAGTGGGTTGTTCAATATGTTTTATTTCTGAAACAAAAATATTTTCATCTTTTACTATAATTTCTTCTATTTTTTTAATTTCTGTTTTAGCTTTAGCTTCTATTACCTGTATTTCAGGAGTTTTTGTTTCTTCTAATGTATTAGATTCATCTGAAGTACTTTTTTTATTTGCAATAAAAGATATCACTATGGATATTATTACTAAAATGGATATAATTAGGTAAATCATGTTATGTTATATAATATACTAATAAATAGTTAAAAATGCAAGATAAAAGTATATATATTTTTTATTTTTTTATTATGGTACTATAGTTATTGTACCACTTAAAGTTACTATACTATTATTAGAAGAAGGTGTTACTGTTACTGTTATAGCAGGAGTGCCTCCACCAGTTGTAGAAATACTACCGTTTGTAGCACTTATAGTATTAGAAGATAATGTTATATTAGTTCCTCCACTATTATTTTGTATTCTAATTACTAAAGTAGGAGCAGTACCAACACTAATTCCATTAACATTTATATTTGTTGTCCCTACGTTTCCTGTTGTAGGAGATGTAAAGTGTGGTGATCCTACAGCACTAGTATCTGTTATTTGTACTGTATGAGAAGTACTACTATTATTTTGAACTGTAAAACTTCCAGTATAATAATTATAATTAGAAGTAGTAGCATCAAAAGTAAAAGTAGTTCCGTTAAAAGAAGATGATGCTATATTTGTTGTAGAAGAACCTGTAGAAGCAGATCCGGTAAATAAAAAAGTAATTGTAGAACCAGAAGAAGCATTATAAGTATAAATAAAATTATCATTTAATGTTCCTGATTTTATAAGTTTACCTGAGTTTCTTATATTTGCTGAATAAGTTGTGTAATAAGCTGAGTAGCTTACATAAGCAGAAGGTGCTATTCCTGACGCTGTTAAGTTGGTTGCTATTGCTGAAATATATTGATTAATTGATCCTATACCTACTTGAATAAAAGCAGCGTAGTTATATCCTAATGGAGCCTTACAATTATTATAAGCAGTATTTGCACTTGCTACGTAACTATGATTATATCCTTGCCATCTACTTTGACTAGTAGGTGTTATAAAATTAAGTGTACCATTAGATACAGAAAGACTACCAACATTTATATCAGTATAACCTAGTTCAGATGCTAGGTTAAGACTAAAAGGCGATTGAGTTGGTATATTCAACTCAGTTCTTATCATACTTTCTGATATAGGGCCTGAAGATGGTAATGACATAACTTTATTTATTTAATAGTGATTTTAATTCATCAATTTGTTGTTGTTGATCTTTAATAGCTTCTATCAGTAATGAAACTATTTTATCATATTTAACAGCTTTATATCCGTTATCTCTTGTAGTAACAACTTCCGGTAATACTTTTTCTATTTCTTGTGCTATAACTCCTACATCATGTCCTTTATATGAATGATATTCTTCATTAGGAATCCAATCAAATTCAACACCTGATATTTGTTTTATTTTATCTATTGGATTTTTTATTGGAGTTACATTAGTTTTAAATCTATTATCTGAAGTATTATAAGCAATAACATCACTAATAGTTGATATAGTACCTATATTATTTATATAAAAAACAGTTGTACTTCCACTTACTATATCAAAATAATTTGATGTTTGGGCTGTTAAAGCTTTTATACCAAAAGAAGCAGTATTTGCGTTATTATTAACTATTTCTACTAAGTGAGTTGGTATTGGGGTAGATGAGAAAGATGTTACGTTTGTGAATGTACTATAATTAGATAAAAATTGTAATCTACTAAATGGAGCATCAGTTCCATAAGTTCCTCCTAACATAGTAAGATAGTTAGTAGCAGAAGAACCAGAAAGAGTTTGAACTTGAAAATAAGAAGATGTTTGATTATCTGTCCATCCAGGATAATTAGCAGTTAATCTAAATTGAGATACACTTGGGCTACTACCTCCTGCTGCTCCTTGTAATATTAATCCAGTATTAGTATTACTTATACTTACATTAGGTCCATTTGGAGTATATATAGACAAAGATCCACTAAAGCTAGCATTAGTACCATTTAGTACTCCTGTAAAGTTACCGCTTCCACTTACGTCTAAATTATATTGTGGATTAGGTTGGTTTATACCAACATACCCTCCTGTTGAACCAGAGAATGGATTTCCTGTTGTAGTTCCATAAGAACCACTACCAAATATTAAACCACCTATATTAATACCATTATTATAATTTATAGGTAAAGTAATATTAGTACCAATTATAATATTATTATTGCCTATTGATCCTATAAGACTACCACTATTATATGCAACACGGTATCCTATTAAATTTGAATAGTTACTTGTTATTTGATATGCATTTTGAAATCCTAAAAAATTAGAATATTGTGAACTTGTTGAATATTGTCCTGTGGATCCTCCTATAAAATTAGAATAAGAAGATCCTATTGCTTGATTTCCTGCATTTGCTCCAATAAATACAGAAGTAGAGGCATTAGAAGCACTAAATCCTGAAGATATTCCTACAAATACTGAATTTGAAGTATTTGGAGCAAATCTACCAGCATAATATCCTATAAAATTAGAATAGTTAGAACTTGATGCTTGATATCCTGCAGCATATCCTATAAAATTAGACTGTTGTGAATTAGAAGCATTGTATCCAGCATTTTGTCCTATAAAATTAGAAGAATAAGAACTTGATGCTTGATATCCTGCAGCATATCCTATAAAATTAGAAAGATAAGAGCCTGATGATTGAGATCCTGCAACATATCCTATATAATTAGATTGATAAGAACCTGTAGATATATACCCTGCTTGATATCCTATAAAATTAGATAATTGGGATCCTATTACTAAATATCCCGCGCTTTGACCTATAAAATTAGACTGTTGTGAATTAGAAGCACTATATCCTGCTCCTTGACCTATAAAATTAGAAGAATAAGAACTTATAGCATATTCTCCAGCTTGAGCTCCTATAAAATTAGAATAGTAGGAACTAGTA